CCGCTGCGTAGGCGTGGCCGAAATTGGAAGTTGAGGTTTTGCCGTGGGAAAAGGCAGGAAGCCGACGCCTAAAGCGATTCTTAGCCTGCGAGGCTCTCGCGTTAGGGGACCGCATAAGGCTGGCATCGACGCACCACCTGGCGTACCGCCGGCCCCGGCGTGGCTGTCGGAAGTCGCTTCGGCTGAGTGGCACCGGATCGTGCCGATGCTCGAGGCGTCGAAGGTCATGTCGCCGCGGCACCAGCAGACGCTCGCGGCCTACTGCGACTCCTTCGCCGACATGGTGCAGGCCGACCAAGAGCTCAAGGCCAACGGCACAACTCTCATTGACGACAAGGGTAGGGTGAGCAATCACCCGGCGTGGATGAGGAAGCGCGACGCACGGAATCAGATGCTGAAGTTCGCGGCCGAGTTCGGCCTCACGGCATCTGCACTGGCGAGGGTCTCATCTGTTGACCAAGGCCCGAAGGAAGACGAAGACGACGCCCGCATGTTCGCTTGATGCGAAGGCGGCCGACATCGCCGTCCGGTTCTTTGAGGAGAACCTGACCCACAGCAAGGGCGAGCTGGGCGGCAAGCCGTTCGTGCTCGAGCAGTGGCAGAAGGACTACGTGTCGAAACTGTTCGGCACGATGAACGGCGATGTGCGGCAGTACCGCACAAGCCTGCTTGCGATCCCTCGCAAGAACGGCAAGAGCACGCTGTGTGCTGGCATTGCGCTCAAGTTGATGTTCGACGGCGAGCCGGGGGCCGAGATCTACTCGTGCGCCGCCGACAGGGACCAGGCCCGACTCGTCTTTGAGATGGCGAAGGTCTGTGTCGAGAACTCGCCCAAGCTGCGGAGCCGGCTGCGAGTCTTTCGCAACTCCATCGTGCGAGAGGACACGCACACGACCTACAAGGCCCTGTCCGCCGAGGCGTTTACCAAGCACGGGCTCAACGCTCACGGGATTATCTTCGACGAGCTGCACGCCCAGCCTGACCGCGAGCTCTGGGACGTGATGACCACGAGCACCGGAGCCCGGCGGCAGCCGCTGTGTGTGGCGATCACCACGGCGGGCTTTGATCGCAAGAGCATCTGCTGGGAGCTTTGGCGGTACGCCCTGGCTGTGCGGGACGGGGCTATCAAAGACGCGACCTTTCTGCCGGCGATCTACGCAGCTGAGGCCGCAGATGATTGGACGGCCGAGGACACGTGGCGCAAAGCAAATCCCAACCTGGGCGTAAGCGTGAAGCTCGACGACCTGCGGGTCCGGTGCAAGCGTGCCCAAGACATGCCGACCGAAGAGAACACGTTCAAGCGTCTTCACTTGAATATGTGGACCGAGCAGGACACTCGCTTCTTGCAGATGTCTCACTGGGCGCAGGGCGACAAGCCGTGCCCGGTGATGCTTGATGGCAGGGAGGCATTCGGTGGCTTAGACCTAGCGACCACCTACGACACGACCTGTTTCTGTCTGCTGTTCCCGCTGGACGACGGCACCTTCTGGGCCGAGCCTCATTTCTGGATACCAGAGGAAAACATGCGGGACCGGGTGAAGCGTGACCGGGTGCCGTACGACGTGTGGGCGAAGGCAGGCAAACTGCACCTGACTCCAGGCAACGTCACCGACTTCGACCAGGTGCGGGCCGACATTGTGGCACTCTCCAAGAAATACAACATCCGGCAGGTGGCGATCGACCGCTGGAACGCCCACCAGATCACTACTCAACTGCAAGGCGAGGGCTTGAACGTCTTAGGATTTGGGCAGGGATACGGCTCTATGTCGAGCCCTACGGCCGCGCTGGAGGCTGCCGTTGTCGGCGGCAAGTTGCTGCACGGCGGCCACCCCGTGCTGTCGTGGCAGGCTTCCAACGTGGCGGTGCAGAGCGATCACCAAGGAAACAAGAAACCGTCGAAGGCTAAGAGCACGGAGCGGATCGACGGCATCGTCGCCCTGATCATGGCACTCGGCATCCACGCGACCTCGACCGCCCCAGCACCCGCACAATCTTGGGACATCATCACGCTATGAGTGAGAACGCTGCCGCCGATTGGAAGATGATCGACCTTCGTGGCATTGAGTGGCACGGCGACGGCGGCAACCGCACACCGTCGGGCATCCGCGTCACGGCCGACAACTCGATGGCCTGCTCGGCCTACACTGCCTGCATCCGCGTCATCTCTGACGCGGTGAGCTCGCTGCCGCTGCACGTCTACGAGCGGCTGGCCAATGGCGGTAAGGCCAAGGCCCCGTCGAACCCGGTCTACCGACTCCTGCACATGCAGCCGAATCCGTGGCAGACGGCGCAGGAATTTAGGGATTGGATGACCGGAATGTATCTGCACTACGGGGCCAGCTACGCCGAGATCCGCCCAGGTGCTCGAGGTGCGATCTCCGAGCTCTGGCCGCTGCACTCTTCGCGGATGGAGGCCGAGCGGCTTGAAGATGGCCGGCTGCGGTACAGATACAAGGAGCCCAGCGGGAAGATCACGATCTACTCGCAGGACCAGATCTTCGCCCTGCGGTTCACGACCGAGGACGGCATCAAGCCGATCCCGACCTACAAGCTGTTTCAGAACGTCATCGGTCTTTCGCAGGCCCTTGAGACCCACGCGGCCACTTACTTCGGCTCAGGTGCACGGCCTGGGGTGATCCTTGAGAGCGACAACCCAATCCCGCCAGAGGCGTCCGAGCGACTCCGCGAGCAGTGGGAGCGGATGCACAGGGGGCCAGACCGTGCGTTCCGTACTTCTGTCCTCCCGAATGGCGTGAAAGTTCGCGAGCTCAGTGGCAGCAATGAGTCGGCGCAAATGCTGGAGAGCCGGCAATTCGCTGTGGTCGAGTGCACGAGAATTTTTCGCGTACCACCTCACATGATCCAAGACCTGAGCAGAAGCACGTATTCGAATATTGAGGTACAGGGGACGGAATTTCTCCAGCATTGCTTGCTGCCCCATCTGAAGCGGTGGGAGTCTGCGATATCGCGCGACCTCATCGTGGACGACGAAAGGTACTTTGCGGAGCACAGCGTCTCGGGCCTGCTCCGTGGCGACCACGCTAGCCGGTCGGCCTACTACGTCTCGGCACTTCAGAACGGGTGGATGTCGGTCAACGAGATCCGCGAGTTGGAGAACCTGAACCCGATCGGGCCAGAGGGTGACCAACACTTCGTGCAACTCAACATGACCACGCTCGACAAGGTGGGCGAGGGCCAGGCCGTAGAGCCGATGCCCCCGGCCGAGGCAGAGGAAAGCCCAGCCGACGATGCCGAGGACCAATCCGAGGAGGACGACACAAATGGAAATTGAACGCCGCGACTTCGCCTTTGAGGACGACAACGAGCTGATCGTCGAGAGCCGGGCTGACGGCCGGGCCGCGATCGTCGGCTACGCTGCCGTCTATAACCGGCTGAGCCTCGACCTAGGCGGCTTCCGCGAAGAGATCCTGCCGGGAGCGTTCGACCGGATTCTCACCCGCCAGCGTGGCAAGCAGGACGTTGTCGCCCTGTTCAATCACGACAGCAACATCGTTCTGGGCCGCACCTCGAGCGGGACGCTGGAACTGTCGAGTGACGAGAAGGGGCTGCGGTACGTGGTCACGCCACCCGTGAGCCGTGCCGACGTGATGGAGCTGATCTCGCGGCGTGACGTTCGCGGCTCATCGTTCGCGTTCACCGTCGACAAGGGCGGCGAGGGCTTCCGCCAGGGCGAGGACGGCAACGCCATCCGGCAGATCAGGGAGGTGAGCGGGCTTTATGACGTTGGGCCGGTACTCGTGCCAGCGTATCCCGCCACCTCCGCTGCCGTGGCCATGCGGTCCTACGAGGCGTGGATGCAGACGCAGCAGACCGTGGAAGTTCCGGCCGAGATCGCAAAGCGTTCGCTGGTGCGTGACGCAGCTGCTGCGTGGACACTGAGGCTCCGAAATGTCTGACGTTCGGTGCCAGTGCGGTGAGCGTCTGCGGTGCAGATCCAGCCGGCCGGTCGGCAACGAGCGGCAGCGGTATCTCCGTTGCCCGAGGTGCGGCGCTCGCGGCGTGGCGTTTGTGAAAACAACACATTCCGAGGTCCGCTTCTGCAAGGGGCCACGGGCCTAGCCGTAGCGTTGACTCCATCGGCAATACCGCCGCAGGAGAATCACCGCACATGGACAATCTCAAGAAGCTTCAGGACGAAGCCGTTACCCTTGCCAACCGCATCGACGCCGTCCGGGCTGTCGAGTCTGACGACGCCGACAAGATCGCCGAGCGTGACCTCGAGCTCGAGCAGCTCAACAAGCGGGCCGGTGAGCTCGCCAAGAAGGTGGACTTCGAGAAGTCGGTGGCCGAGTCGGCCAAGAACCTGCGGGCGGTGGTGGAGCGTTGCGCTCCGGCCCCCGAGGTGACCGAGGAGCGGGCCGTCGAAGTGCAGGCCGTGTCGCACACCGGCACGCTGCGGGCGTTTGCCAAGCACGAAGACGCCTACAAGGCGGGCATGTGGCTGCGGGCCAAGAGCGGCGACACCCACGCGAAGCGGTGGTGCGCCGATCACGGCGTCGAGGCTCGTGCTCTCGGTGGTGCCAGCGGTGCCGGTTCCAATTTCGTGCCAGACATTCTGTCATCCACCGTGTTGCGCTTAGTTGATCAGTATTCCGCCTTCGCTGCGAATGCGACCAACCTGCAGATGCCGTCCGACGTGGTGCTCTTCCCGAAGAGGACCGGTGGAACGACCGGCTACTGGCTCTCGGAAAATTCCGCGATCACCGCGAGCGACCCGAGTGCCTCGCAGGTGTCCGTGACGGCCAAGAAGGTCGGCGGTGCGGTGGTCGTGTCGAGCGAGCTGCTGCAGGATTCAATCGTGTCGATCGCTGACTGGATCGCGGCCGAGCTGGCCCTGACCCTGTCGAACGCGATCGAGACGGCGGCCTGGGCCGGCAACCCGAGCAACGCTCCTGCGGTGGCCGGTCTCGTGACCAGCCACACGGGCGGTCTGCTCGCGGCCTCGGCTGCGACCTATGCGGCCTCGCTGGTGACCGCTGCGGGCGATACGCCCGACGAGGTGACCAAGGCCAACCTGCTGGCGATGATGGCGAAGCTGCCCCAGCACAGCCGGCAGGGTGCCAAGTGGTACTGCTCGCCGTTCTTCTTCGCCACCTGCATGCAGGCGTTGGACCTCAACCAGGGCGGCTCGGTCGGTCTCTCGCAGGGCATGGGCCTGACCTTCCTCGGCTCGCCGGTCGTTCTGACCGATCAGCTGCCGAGCGGGGCCGACTCGACCGGCGTGGTGATGGCTCTCTACGGCAACATGGCCAACTCTTCGATCTACGGCAGCCGCCGGGATCTGGAGATCCAGTCGAGCGACCAGGTCAACTTCCTCTCGGATCAGACCGTGATCCGTGCGACGGCTCGTGTTGGCATCAGCCACCACACGCTCGGCAGCGACACGGTCGCCGGGCCGATCATCGCCCTGGTCGGTGCGTGAGCCTGACGGCTTGACAGTCGTGCAATCCTGAGCGGGCGGCTCCACACGGGGCCGCCCGCTCTCATTTTGGAGGTTGCATGCTCATCAAGGTCGGCGGCACAGAGGTCGAGATCCGGGCCGAGGCGATTCTGTCAGGGCCACGGTTCGGCCCACTGGCCAACCTGTTCGGCTGGGCTCAGGCCCTCATGCCGCTCGGCATCCGGCCCACGCTCGGCCAGGGCGCGTTCTGGTCTCAGGTGCTCACGCGGATGATGGAGCAATTCGTCGATCAGTGCGAGTACATCATCTGTTTGGATTTCGACACGTTCGTTTCAAAGCAGGACATCGAGCAGCTATTCGCCATGGCCTTGGCGTTCCAGTGCGACGCCCTCGCGCCTCTGCAGGTCAAGCGAGAGGACGGCAGGCCGATGCTGACGCTACTGGGCACGCTGGACGATCCGCCGGCCAGCGGCACAACCACGCTGCCGGCTTCGTGGTTTGCCGAGCCTGTGCAGCAGGTGGACTCGGCGCACTTCGGCTGCACGATTCTCTCGACGGCTGCCCTCAAGCGAATGAAGAAGCCGTGGTTCTGGGAGTGCCCAGATCCCCAAGGCAGCTACGGCGAGGGCCGTGTCGATTCGGACATCGGCTTTTGGCGCACGTGGCGAGACTCTGGCAACAAGTGCTTCGTCACGCCACGGGTGTCAATTGGCCACGGCGAGTACGTCGTGACGTGGCCGGGAAAGGATCTCGGCAAGCCTGTTTTCCAATACACGGGCGATTGGATGAAGGCGAACAAGGCCCCCGAAACTGCATGGAGCGTAGGATAATCGTGAAACTGAAGTTTGTTCGGTCGTGGCGTTCCTACCGCTTGGGCCAGATGGTGGACATCCCCGGCGGTCTGGCTGCCGAGCTGATCGCCAGAAAGGTAGCTGTTGAGGACAAACAGCAGCCGCTGATTGAAACCGCTGCCGTCGAAATGCCCGCAAGGACTGCCGACGCCACGCCACGCAGGAAACGCACCAGATGACCTACCGCAGCCTGACACGAGCCACGCAGCCTGTCGTTGAGCCCGTCACGCTAACGGACGCCAAGGCCCACCTGCGGGTCGATACGGACGACGACAATTCGTACATCATGGGGCTGGTGGCCGCTGCTCGAGGTTGGGTCGAGGAGTACCTAGACCGTTCGCTCGTCCACACCCAGTGGACAATGCGGATGGATGGTTTCCCGCCCAACGGCATGGACAACATCGAGCTACCACGGCCACCGATGGCCACGGCCGCTGCCGTCACGACGGTGGCAATCACCTACACCACTGAGAGCGGTGCTGTGGTGGTGTTCCCGTCCAACGAGTACCGAGTCGATCGGCACTCGACGCCGGGCAGTATCAGCCCGCTCTTCGACCAGGCGTGGCCTGTGCATCGCCGAGACGAGTCTGCCGTGGTAATTACGTGGTGGGGCGGCTACGGCGAGGACGGCCGCAGCGTGCCCACGCAGATCCGGCACGCGATCCTGATGCTCGTGGCCTACTGGTACGACCGGCGTGAGGCAGCAGGCTCCGTATCGAACGAGATCGAGTTTGGCGTAAAGTCGCTTCTAGACTCGTGCCGCTGGGGAGCCTACCGATGAGCACCTACGAACAACTGCCGGGCCAGCTTGGGCTGTCGCTTCGCCGAGGCGACGAGCTCAGCACGGCCATCGACTTCTCGCCCACGACGATGACGGGCTACACGGTGACGGCTGTTATCACGTCGCTCGTCACCGGCAACACGATGACGGCATTCACGACCACGCTGACAAACGCTGCGGCCGGGATCGTGAACATTGCACTGACTGAGACGCAGACGACGGCCCTGCCTGTTGGCACCTACGGCTGGCGGCTTGAGTGGGATGCCCCCGGCAGCGTGCGGCGGACTGCCCTGCAGGGCCAGGTGGAGGTAGTCGGGTGACGACGACCGCAACCGTCACGAGCAGCCCGATCACGGCCACTGTGTCCGGTGCGTCCGTGTCGGCGGCCGTGACGAGCTCGAGCACGTCTGTGAGCGCGGCCAGCGGTGTTGGGCCGGCAGGCGCGGCAGGAACAGCAGGACAGCAGGGGGCTGCGGGGCCGCAGGGCATCCCAGGCGTAGCTGGTGCTGCTGGCGTGCAAGGTCCGGCCGGGCCAGCGGGCGCGAAAGGCGATCAGGGCGATGTCGGGCCGCAAGGGCCGCAAGGCGTTCCGGGGGCCGCTGGTGCAGCTGGGGCACAAGGACCGCAAGGCATTCAAGGCGTTGCCGGTGCAGCTGGAGCTAAGGGCGACACAGGCGACGTTGGTCCGCAAGGGCCGGCCGGCGTTGCAGGTGCCACGGGACCGCAAGGCATCCAAGGACCGGCAGGCGCTGCAGGAGCCACTGGCGCGACAGGAGCCGCCGGGGCGAAGGGCGACCAGGGTGACGCTGGCCCAGCTGGACCGACAGGCCCGCAGGGTCCGCAGGGCGTTGCGGGAGCTACGGGTGCAACTGGTCCACAAGGTCCAGCAGGCGACACGGGAGCCACTGGCCCGCAGGGGCCAGCAGGTGCGACTGGTGCGACGGGAGCAACAGGGCCACAGGGGCCGGCGGGTGCTACGGGAGCCACAGGCCCACAAGGCCCAGCCGCCTCGCTCAATTATGCGTCTATCGCCAACTTCCCCGCGACCGGCTCAGACTCTGCCCTTTACCTCGCAGAGGACACGTCGCGGATCTACCAGTGGGAGTCGCCCGTCTACGTAGAGATCGGAGTCTCTGGTGGCGGTGGTGGTTCTTCGACTCCATCGGCGGCTGACAATCTCTATCTCTGGAGCAACTTTCGCTAAGGACACATCATGGCTACATCACCAGCATTCGCCGTCACGCCTCGCATCGGTGCCGTCAGCATCGCCACGGCAGAATCTAGCTACACCGCGCCGACAAACGTGGGCACGCTCATCACAGGTGCAAGCACGGGCACTCGCATTGCTGAAATCGTTGTGAAGCTGGCGGCGACGAGCGCGGCGGCTATCGTCCGCGTGTTTTTGTATGACGGCACAACGTACTGGCACTTTGACGAGATCGCGGTCGCGGCTGCGACGGGGTCTAGCACTGTGCAGCAGACCCGCGTCAGCACTAGCTACAACAACCTGATTCTGCCGTCCGCGTCGTGGTCGATCCGCGTGACGACCAGCGTGGCGCAGACCACGCACGTCACCGCACTCGGGGCCGACCTGTGAACCAAGGAATCTACGGACTAGGCGGGCAGATCGTCACGCCCGTACAGGGGCCGTTTAGTGGCACTGCCGATGCGAGGAAGTTGCTGGCCGTGCAGGCACTTATCGTCGCTGGTGGTGGCGGTGCGGCTAGGCGCAACGAGAGGGCTGCCGGCGGCGGCGGTGGTGGCGGCTTTGTTGAGCAAAGCATCGGCATCACGCTTATGACGAACTACTCTGTACAGATCGGTGCAGGTGGATCAGGTGCCACAGCCGCAAACAACTCAGGGGCCAACGGCGGACTATCAGTGTTTGCGTCAATCGTTGCGCTCGGTGGCGGCGGCTCAAACACGGGTGGGTCTATCACCGCCACTGGTGCTTCTGGTGCTGGCAATTCCTTCCTTACTCGGATGTCGTCATTGATCTCGCTCCAAGGCAACACCGGAGGCCAGGGCGTCAGTGCTGCCACCTCTTCCGGTGGTGGCGGCGGTGCGGGTGCCGCCGGTGCAGACTCCACGGCGTCGGCGTCTGGTAACGGTGGAATCGGCAGATCGTCCGCGATCACCGGCACAACCATTTTCTACGGAGCAGGTGGTGGCGGCGGTGGATACGTTGGCACATCGACGGCTGGCTCAGGCGGGCTGACAGGCGGCGGCGCAGGTTCCGCGGACCTTGCTGTCGCAGGGACGGCTGGCGCGGCGGGTACTGGCGGCGGCGGCGGCGGGGCAGCTTGCAATGGAACCGCGTCCAGCAATGGCGGCAACGGCGGCAGCGGCATTGTCATCCTCCGCTGGAACGCCTCGCAGGCAGTCGCCACGCTCTCGGCTGGATTGACTGCCACGCGAACCACGGTCGGCACAGACACGGTAATTCAGATCACAGCAGGCACGGGCACCGTCACTTGGAGCTAATTATGGCACACTACGCCTTCCTCGACGAGCAGAACATCGTCACCGAAGTGATCGTAGGCCGCGACGAGAACGAGGGCGTCGATTGGGAATCGCACTACGCAGACGTGCGGGGGCAACGCTGCCTGCGGACCTCGTACAACGGAAACATACGCGGCGTCTACGCGGGGATTGGCTACCGCTACGACCAGCAGCTCGACGTGTTCGTGCCGCCTGTCGCTGAGTAGGCAGAAACTGCCAGTATCCCGTAGTTTCGGCGTACCGTGGTGGAATGATCCGACCCGGCGACCTACGCGAGCGTGTCACTGTCCAGATCGCCAGCGGCACTACAAATGCCCTCGGCGAGACGGTCCTGGCGTGGTCCGACTCATCGGCCGTGTGGGCTAGCGTCGAGGGCGTATCCGCCCGCGAGGCCCTGACAGCCGGCCAGCAGGAAACCACCGTGACGCACCGGCTGCGGCTGCGGCACCTGCCCGGCCTTAACAGCCAGATGCGTTTCGCCTGGCGTGGCCGCACGCTTGAGATCTCCAGCCTGCTCGAGCACGGCAACCGCACCGAGCACGAGGCGATCTGCATGGAGCGTCGCAATGGCTGAGCAGACTGGCATCAGTATCACGACGAACATCCCGGGGCTGGAAAGCATCCGCAATGCGTTCGTGGCCCTGCCAAAAAATCTAGCCGCCAAGCACATGGCCGCCGGGCTGCGGCGTGCTGCCGAAAAGGGCGGCACGCTCCAGGCCCTTAAGTCGGCAACGCCACGCGGGCCGACTGGCAACCTCCGGCGGTCCATTGCGATCAAGAGCAAGCGATACCCGAGGACCGGCGTTGGCCTGGTCGTCCTTGGCTTCCGTTCTGGCCGCAAGATGAACGAGCCCTACGACAACAAGAAGCTCGGCTACCACCAGGGGCTCGTCGAGTTTGGCACCAAGGAGCGTACCCGCCGCACGCAGGGCGGCACACGGGTGTCCACAGGAAAGATGCCGGTCGGCGGCTCGTACGGCAGGCCGCCTGTGCGGTCGGCGTGGGAGCAGACCCGCGAGCGGGTCGAGTCGCTGATGGTCGAGGAAATGAAGTCGGCTTTTAACGCTGCCGCCCGCGAGCTCGCCGACAAAATCAAGTCACTACAGGGGCCGTTCTGATGGCGCTGAAATCCCCAGAAGCGATCCTACGAAATGCCCTCGTGGCCAATGCCGACGTGCAGGCGTTGATCAGCGGGCGGATCTACCCGCTCCGCTACGTCGGGCCGGCTCCGATCCAGTTTCCGCTGATCATCTGGCGGCGTGCCCGCGTGCTCCGCGAGATGGCTATGAGCGGCCCTGTTGGCCTGCCACGAGTCACGGTGGAGATGTACGTCTACGGCACCACCTACGAGGCGGCGCGAGACTTGGCAGATAAGTGTCGGCGGGTTCTGGATGGGTTCGCTGGCGTTCTCGACAATACGGAGGTGCGGCAGGCGTCCTTGATGGACGAAGCCGACGAC